ACAGCATCATACACACTTTCATCACTAACTGAAAGAGATGATCTAATTGAAATGGGTTCAGGCTCAGCCTTAACTCTTACAATCCCAACAGATGCAACTTTAAACTTCCCAATTGGAACTTCAATTGATATTCTCCAAACTGGAGCAGGACAAGTAACAATTGCCCCAGTATCAGGAACAGTTACAGTAAATGCAACACCTGGCTTGAAACTTCGTACAACTTGGTCATCTTGTACTCTCTTTAAGAGAGCAGCAAATACATGGGTTGTCTACGGCGACTTGACAGCGTAATACAAAATTCAATAAGAAATTAGGAGATACAAATGGCAGTAGGTAAAAAGATAGGTAAGAAGTCCCAAGCGTCAAATGACTTCTTGGAGCCATTAGCCCCAACAGGTGTTAGTGCTACAAACGTAGGAACATCTCGTCCATTTGACAATGGTGCAGCAACTGTTTCTTTCTCTTTACCCGCACTTTCACCTAATGCCACATCCTTTACAGTAACAGCAAGCACAGGACAGACAGCAACTGGAGCATCTTCTCCAATTACAGTAACTGGAATTGCTTCAACTGCAACTCCAACATTTACAGTAACAGCAACGAATGCTGCAGGAACTTCTGCTGCTTCTGCTGCTTCTGCTGCAGTAACTATAACAACAGTACCAGCAACTCCTTCAGCACCAACTGCAACAACTGCAGTTAACTTAGATACAGTTAACTGGACTGCACCAGCAAATGGTGGTTCTGCAATTACTAACTATACATGGGCATCTTCAGATGGAAAAGGTAACACACTTAATGCAACTTCTACAACTGTAACTCAAGAAGGAAGCACTTCACAGACTTATACTGTTTATGCAACAAATGCAAATGGAAACTCTGGAGTTTCTCCTGCATCTAATTCTGTTACCACTACCCCGCCGTTCTTCCCACCATTCTTCCCACCATTCTTCCCATTCTTTCCACCATTCTTCCCACCATTCTTCCCGTTCTTCCCACCATTCTTCCCACCATTCTTCCCGTTCTTCCCATTCTTTCCACCATTCTTCCCACCATTCTTCCCGTTCTTCCCACCATTCTTCCCACCGTTCTTCCCACCATTCTTCCCACCATTCTTCCCGTACTTCCCGTTCTTCCCACCATATTTCCCACCACCATTCTTCCCACCATTCTTCCCGTACTTCCCGTTCTTCCCACCATATTTCCCACCACCGTTCTTCCCACCACATTTCCCATTCTTCCCACCATCCTTCGGAGGATACTCACCATACTTCTCACCAAGATGGGGTTCTGACTACCGACTAAAGGATGATATTGAAGAGTATGATGTTGATAACTCTGCAGAGATAATTTCAGATCTTGAAATTGACGAAACAGATATAGGCTAAGCAAGTGTCTTTTAGTATAGAAGACTCTGTAAAGTTAATATCTAATATAAAAGTAAAGACGTTTGTCTATAAGTCCGATCCAGAAAAAATAAAAAGGGTCGGATTTATAGCAGACGAACTTCAAGAAATTGCTCCATTTGCTGTTGTCGGAAATAGAGACGCAGTAGATGAAAATGGAGAGCCACTATATCAAAATATAAAATATGCAGCGCTTGTTCCTGATCTTGTGGCTGCCCTTCAATGGTGCATCAAAAAAATAAATATGCTAGAATTAGAACTAAAGCAAAAATAACAAGTTGGGAAGGCTAATGTACAATAGTTTTTATTTTTTACATATACCAAAAACTGCTGGAAGATTTTTTACACATAATGTTGTTGTTCCGCTTCGAGAGCCACTAATAAATAACGGCATCCATTCATTTTATGATAGAGAAAACTATGTTGCTCACCAACATTGGGGTAATTTTATAACAAAAGACACATACGTAACAAGTATTATAAGAGATCCAATCAAGCATGCAGTTAGTTCTTACTGTCATTTTACAATGCTAGATGCAGGAGCACAAAGAACAGTCCCCTTAGCATTGGACGAATTTAATAAAATAGATATGTTCAAATGGTGGGAATATCATTTAGATTTTATATCAAATCAACAATGTAAAAACTTTTTAATTGAAGATCCTGGAATTAGAAAAGATGGAACCAAAATTGGGTATGGAAATAGCCAAGTAATGAAAAATTGCACAGTAACAAAAGAAATAATTTTAAAAAAATTTGAAGATGTTTCGTTATTGATAAAATCAGAAAACCTTTCTTTGCAAAATGTAAATAAGATACATAATAAAATTTTAAACGATTTTAATATAACTGACTTTAAAATAAATCACAAGATACAAAAAGCGTCTAACTATTGGAATCCAGATTCAACAAGAATTTATAATAGTCTAGATAAAAAAGACAAAGAAAGAATATTATCTTATTCTCCAGTAGATTCTGAAATCTATAATACTGAATCTCTTTTTTATAAATTTGATAGGAATGATAATGGATAAAATAAAAAAAATATTAGAAACTTTAGAAATAAACAAATCCAACTGGAAAGAAATAGAAACAAAGGAAGATCTTTTTCAGTTTAATTATTATATGAGGTTTTTTGATGTTATGGGCATAGATAAAGAATTTTTTAAAAATAAAAAATACAAAAAGGTAAATTTGACATCCACTGTAGTTGTAGATGAAATATTTAAAAACTTTTTAGAAAATACAGAAGAGAAATATGACAGTTATATTGCAAATTGTTATTTTGTAAAACTACTAGCACAAAGATATCCATCTAGGCAGTATTATGAAACAGAAGAGTATGAAAATGTGGTTTCACAATTATACATTCCCATACTGACTAATAATAAAAACTCTTTTTGTGTTGACGACAAAATAATATATCCTAGCCCAGGAGAGGAACTGTTTGTGGGCAATGGGTCCCTATTTGCTGTGTATAATTTAGGAGAAACTGATATAGTTTATCTTTGTGTAGACCTTATTTCAAAGAAATATTTTGAATAAACTTATTATGGTATAATTAATTATACATATCAATCAAAACTAGGAGGAATTATGAATGAGTATGATGAAAACTCAAACGATTGGTTTACAAAAGATCGATCAGAGACGGCATCAAATAGATATTCCAGCAGGAAAATAGGCAAAGATATTTTAGTTGAAAATCCAGCACTAGGTATAAACATATACAGTAATGTTTTTTCAAAAGAAGATTCTGAAAGATATATAAACACTCTTGAATCAAATCTTACAGGAAATAAAACATACAGGTGGTCAGTAGCACAAGTAACAAAATCTACTACTCCAATTAAAAAAGCAAGAGATTGTGTTGATTTTAAATATAAACAAGAAAACTTGGGGCCAAGAAACAAAGATAATGCAGAACTTCTTGATTTGCATGAAGAAATATATCAAAAATTAAAATTGTGTGTTGACGACTATGCCCAATACTGGGGGATTAGCGTAGTTTATTATGAAGCATTTAATTTTGTAAAATATGAGGGTGAAGGAAAACACTTTAACATACATGCTGATCACGGTCCAGCATACAACTGTACAGTTTCTGCAGTAATATACCTTAATGATGACTATAAAGGTGGAGAAATTAATTTTCCAAGAATGGACAATTATACTCATACTCCAAGAGTAGGAGATATTATTCTTTGTCCATCAAACTATATCTATGAGCATGCATCTTTGCCAATGAAAGAGGGAACAAAGTATTGTGTTGTTGTAATGACAGATATTAATGAACTAGGACACAAGTAGTGTCTTTAATTGCAAGATTTACATCCTTCAGGCCGTGGCTAAACAAAGACAGTGTTTCAGTTCCTGTTCCAACACAAAAAGAAATCCCAGACTGGTATAAAGATGCAGACAGGTTTGCAAAAATGCCAAATGGAGAATACTATAAAGCACCAAAAGAGGTTTGTCCATTTCCTAAAGAAGGAACAACTGATGATTACGGTAGAATTCCTACTTGGAAAGCCTGTCCAGCAATTTTAGATTCATTTATAACTGGATATGTTTTAAAAACGCCATGCGATTTAGAGTTTTTTAAAAATGCCCAAGGCATAATTGATGTTAAAATTAGTGATATAAAGTATCAAGACTTTATTACAAAAAGACCACCAATGCCACAGTTTGAGCACCCAAGAGGATTTTATCAACATCATTTTGCTTGGTATCCAGATTGGGAGGTTTCTCTTCCAGAGGGCTATAGCGCTTTATTTATGACACCAATGAATAGGTTTGACCTACCATTTTTAAATACTTCTGGAATTATAGACAGTGATAAAGTTTCAATTCCAGGAACATTCCCATTTTTTATTGCCGAGGGATGGCAAGGAACAATTCCAGCAGGAACACCATATATGCAATTTCTTCCTTTTAAAAGAGAAGACTGGGATCACGAAATAAAAATTTCAGGACAATCTGATATATATGGTAAAATGGTAGATAACGCAAAGTTCTATCGTCAGCCCGACGGTGGCGTGTATGTTAAAAAAGTTTGGTCCCGTAGAGAATATAAATAGGAGATAGAAAATGCAAACATGGACAGATAAACAAGACCTTGGCGATGGAATATTTTGCTATAAAGGTGTTATTAAAAAAGACTTTAATGTAATTGACAGACTTGAAAACACTCTAGGATCTGTTGCTCCTTATGGAGAATTATCTTCAGAAGGTAAAAGGTATCATTGGATGCCAGCATATGTTGGATATCAACAGTTAATGCCAGACTATAGAGATTGTGCAGACTTTAAATTTAAAAAAACAGACATAGAGCAAGACACTAGTGAAGATTCTTTAAAGTTGCAAGCACTGTGGCAAGATGTTTATGATGCCCAATTTGAAGCAGTTGAGGATTATAGAAAACATCACAACATTATGCCACTAAAGTATTGGGAAGCATTTAATTTTATTAAGTATGGTCCAGGACAGCACTTCAAAGAACATCATGATCACGGATACTCGTATAACTGCACAGTTTCTCTTGTTGCATACGTAAACGACGACTATGAAGGAGGAGAACTTTTCTTTAGGCTACAGGGTTTAAACATAAAGCCAGAGGCTGGAGATCTTTATATATTCCCTTCTAATTATATGTATGCTCATCAAGCAATGCCAGTTCACTCTGGAACAAAATATTCTATTGTAACAATGCTTGACTATAGCAAAAAATATCACACGCCAGATATGTATGATCCAAAATGGGATAATGAGTAATGTATAACATATCAGTAGAAAAAACCCAGAACTCTTTATTTAATCTTAGTCCTATGTCAATTAAAAGAGACTGGATGGATGCCACTTCAGAAGGACATGCCTATAGATGTTTTCCAGTTACTCAAGCAAATGTAATAGGATACAGTCTTTCTTGTAAAGAAGATATTGAGTTTGAGTGGGATGGTATAAATGATCAAACAGATCAACATATAAAAATATTTAGCCCAGAGGGTTCTTATGCTGGAAGAGGTCAGTCATCCATAAGCCTAGACACAGGGTTAATATTTAGAACAGATGAAGATGTTAGCATCCTAGCAATTAATCCAGTAAACTCTTTTAATGATGAGTTTGAAACAATGTCTTCATTAATAAGTACATCCTTTTTTAATAATCCTTTTCCTCTTGCACTTAAAGCAAAAGTCCCTAACAAGAAAGTTATAATTAAGGCTGGTACAGCAGTAGCAACTCTTATTCCAATTTCTTTAACAAAACTAAACGATACGGTTGTTAATATTGTAGACTACGAAGATCCTGATAACAAACGAGCAGAAGCAAATATATCTTACGGCAAAGAGGCTCAAATAGTAAACTCATCTGGTCAATGGACTGATTGGTATAGAAACGCTGTAAATGAAAAAAATGAATCTTTAGGTAGCCATGAGGTTAAAGTATTAAAACTTTATGTAAAAGATAACACAAGAAAGGTGATATAATCTAAATATGAATAAAAATGACGACCAGTACTCTGTTGTTAAAAGAACTCCTTCCTTAACCCCATCTGGGTGGTTTGGAAGCAGTAAAGACATGATCGTAGAACTAGAAAACTTTATGACAGAAGAAGAGATAGTGTTTTTAGAAAATGCTGCTAAGTCGTTGACAATTTGGGATGTAACAAATAGTCATGTAAATGAAAATGGAACAGTCGTTTATGACGCAGACTATTGGAAAGATAGAGTTGCAACTCAGCCAACTTTAGACAAAAATGATCCAACAATATCACCAGTAATAGCAGGATTATTTAAAAGATTAAAGCCAATTGTTGAAGATTTTTATAAAGTAGAAGTTATACCTACTGGAACAACAATTGTTAAATGGCTTCCTGGACAGTTTCAAAAACCTCATGCTGACAAAGAACTTCATGAAGGACCAGATGCTGGAACTCCAAATGATTTTCCTAACTATGATCTTTCAAGTTTGTTTTATTTAAATGATGATTATGAGGGTGGAGAATTATACTTCCCATTACAGGATGTTAAGTTTAAACCTAAAAAAGGCGCTGCGTATTTCTTTCCAGGAGACAAAAACTATGTCCATGGAGTAACAGAAATAAAAAGTGGTATTAGGTTTACCTGTCCATTTTTTTGGGAGATAGTAAAGCATACAGGAGAGAGACAGCCATGAATTTAAAAAACAAAAATAGAATAACTAAAGATATAGTTGTTTATGAAAACTTTATTGATGCAGAAACTGCTGCAAAACTTGTAAAGGTTTTAGATAAACATGTAGAGGTTGGCACAATCACATGGATGCCAATATCATTTTACGAATCCTATTCTTCTGTATTGCCACAAGATGATGATGAGCATGTACTTGCGGAAGGACTTCCTGCTACTATTTTTTCAGACATGAAACAGGGAATAATTGAAGCAGTAGCAAGCGTTCATGACCTTGATCCAAAAATAATTTCTCAAATTGGATACCACACACAAAAGTGGGAGCCAGGAGCATACGCAAGAAAGCATTCAGATAATACCGATGAGCACGGAAAGTCTGGTGCTTTTACCAGAAGCAGATATGCCGCATTTTTATATTTGAACGATGATTTTGAAGGAGGCATGTTGCAGTTCCCAGATCAAGATATAAGTCTTCAGCCTAAAGTTGGAATGCTTGCTGCATTTGACGGGGGATTTAACAACATGCACGAAGTAACTCTTATAACTAGTGGAGTAAGATACACACTCGGATCTTTTTGGGATGATAGAGAAGAAGATGCATACCCACAAGAACTAAGAGATGCTTGGGCTGAAGAGATGAAAGCAACCAGAGCCAAGCAAGAAGTTGAAAGAGCAGAATGGCAAGAACTACTTAAACAGGGCTGGAAGTTGGACAAAGAAGGAAATAAGTATAAAGCAGAGGAACTATAAAGTGACAGTCTTTTTAAAAAAAGAGTTCGATGATGCTGGCTATAGCACTGAGGTTTTTAATGAACAAGTTTTATCTGTAAAAGATTTTTTGAAAGCAGAAGAACTAGAAACTATTTTAAAAATAATTGATATCACTCCAAATGAAGAGTGGTCAATAGAGTACACAAAAAATCTTGCCAGGTTTTGCATGGAAAAGTTTGGAAGAGACGATGTAGAAAATCTTGTTGCTGAAGGAAAGTTTGAGATAACTCTTGGTTGGGAAGATAAAAATTTAAATATTGTTTCTGAGCCAATAAGCAGAACACTTCAAGACAGGCTTAGCGTATTACTTCAACTTGCAGACCCAGAACTAGAACTTGCTGGTTTTGGAACACTTCAAAGAATGCAGGCTGGGGTTGAATTAAAGTCTCATACAGATCAACATACAGACCCATCAATTAAATATGCTGCTATACTTTATATCAATGACGACTACAAAGATGGAACTTTGTTCTTTAAGAATAAAGAAAATTCAGACTTAAGACCAAAACCAGGAACGTTGCTTATTTTCCCAGGAAACGAAGAATATGAGCATGGGGTAAGGTTTGTAGGAGAAGGACCCATAAGATATGTTACCGTAGGATTTATGAAAGTAACAGGTTTTTATGAGAAAAATAAATACTAAGGAGATACAAAATGGACAAAGAAATACTTGAGGAAAAAGTTTATTACTACACAGACGCAATAGAAGACTTTAATAATTTTCAAAAAGTTTTAAAAGAGTTAGAACTTTTAGAGTCAAATGAAGGCCTCAATGTTAACCTTTGGAAAGATTGGACTTCTTCTAACGACAAAGACTTTATATATGGAGCAACAAAGACCTTTGATATTAATGCAATTAATAGACTTGATGGAGAAGTAGCCGAAAAAAGCAAGTATATTTATGATGCTATTATGACTACAATGTACAACGTTTGCAAAGATTATGCATCATCTTTAGGAGATTTTGATGAGCCAAGACTGTTCCCAACGTTTAACATAAAAAAGTATAACACTGGAATGGGAATGGGTGCACACTTTGATCAGTTGGATGGTGACCAAACTCTCAGATATTCTTTGGTAATGTATCTTAATGATGACTGTGATGGTGGAGAGATTTCATTTCAACTAAAAGATTATGACGGAGGCTGGACAAGTTCTGATGGATGGGTTAGAGGTGCTCCACATGTAGATTTAGACTACGACATTGCGGTTGCAGATAAGGCTATAGATTTTGGTGTAAAGCCTAAAGCAAACAGCGTTATTATATTTCCAGCATATGCTCCATATTTTCATACAGCGCACACAGTTAAGTCTGGTTTTAAGTACATGGTTCCTGGGCACTGGATTCACAATAACATGGATCTTAATCGTAGTCAGAGCATGTAATTGAAAACAGCAATTGTCACTGGTGCAAGCAAAGGGGTAGGCTATGCAACTGTAAAACTGTTATCTGAAAATGGATATAAGGTAATTGCTGTTTCAAGAGATTTGTCTAAAGTTTCTGATTTGGTTTCTGATAGTGTTGAAGTTTATAGATTAGATATAACTAGTCAAGAACAAATTAAAATGTTTCATGAAAAATATAAAGATATCACTCTTGATCTTCTTGTTAATAATGCAGGTGGTGGAGCAGGTCCAACACAAATAGTTAATGAGACAATGGATAACTTTAAAACAGCATATGAGATAAACGTCTCTGGCCCAATGTATTTGTCTCAACTTTTTGTTTCATCTATGCAAAAATCAAAATCTCCTACAATAATCTTTATTAGTTCTTTAGGTGGAAAGTTTGCATATCCTGGGGGAGGAAACTATACAAATGCTAAAAGAGGAATGATGGCTCTTGTAGATACAATGAGGTTAGAGTTTCCCGCATATGGAATTAAAGTTACGGAAATATGTCCAGGAACAATTGACACACAAAAAGAAAAAAAGACTGCTGCGATAACTGCAGAAGATATGGCTGAATGCATTAGGTGGGTTTCAGAACTTCCCAGTCACGTAAACATAAACCATATAGAGATAAATCATATACTTAGTGGTAAATAATTCTTAACTCTCAACCTCTTATTTAGGGGAGAGTTTTACTTTTTACAAAACTCTGCTATAATTAACACTTATTCCGTTTTTGAAAGGACGATACACATTATGTCAGATTTTTTTAGTTTTAGGCTTCCAGAAGACTTTGTAGAAAAGTATAAGAATACAGATAGCCCATTTGGATTTAAAGATGCAGCAGAAAATTCACTTGGAGAAATTACTTTTATTCGTACTTACTCTAGAATGAAGGAAGACGGAACTAAAGAAAGATGGCATGAAGTTTGTCGTCGTGTAATTGAGGGTATGTATTCAGTTCAGAAGAATCATGCCAAAGAAAACCGTTTACCATGGAATGACTACAAGGCTCAGAAGTCAGCACAAGAAGCATACGATAGAATGTTTAATTTGAAGTGGACACCACCAGGTCGTGGCATGTGGGCATTTGGAACTCCCATGACTATGGAAAAGAAAAACTCAGCAGCACTACAAAACTGTGCAATGGTTTCAACAAAGGATCTTGACAAGAATGATCCAGGAGCATTGTTTGCTTGGGTTATGGATGCCCTTATGCTTGGTATTGGCGTAGGGTTTGATACAGTGGGACAAGATAAGAATTTCTCTATTTATGCCCCAACAGAACCAGAGCAAGTTTTTGAAATTCCTGATACTCGTGAGGGATGGGTAGAATCGGTCAGAGTTTTGATTAACTCATATCTCAGACCAAACCAGAACATACAGAAGTTTAACTATGATCTAATTAGGCCCCTAGGAGCCCCTATAAAGGGCTTTGGAGGCGTTGCGTCAGGTCCTGCACCCCTTATGAAGTTGCACGACCAAATAGACCGTGTAATAGGCTCCAGGGCTGGAGAAAGCCTAGACTCTCGTGCTATCGTAGACCTTGTAAATCTCATTGGTACTTGCGTAGTATCAGGTAACGTAAGACGCTCAGCAACCCTTGCTTTGGGTAGTGCTGGAGATGATGTGTTTATGAATTTGAAAAACTCTGAGTCATTTCCAGAGCGTAACTCCTTTGATCCAGAAAATCCAGGATGGGCGTGGATGTCTAACAATTCTATTTCAGCAGAAGTAGGAACAAAGTACGAAGACTATGTAGATTTAATTACAGAAAATGGAGAACCAGGGTTTATCTGGCTTGATGTTGCTCGTAATTATGGACGACTAAAGGATGCGCCAGACGGTAAGGATTATCGTGTGATGGGGTTCAACCCATGTGCGGAGCAG